ATCGAACGCTGGCACCTTAGCATTGCTGCTGCTATTGCCTGGGTCTACTAAGTAGATCACCCTGTCATCACGTGTGAAGTCAATCGACAATGGCTTGTCCCTACCATTGCTGCATATCAACTCCTTACCGAATATGTCACTAGCGATCATATCGGTAGCTGTCCACGCTATAGGTGCACCTGGCAATGCGAATGCCACAGCAGCACTCCATATACGCTGTGTATTCTTATCTCTATCAACTGTGAATATCTCACCAACGCTAGTCCATACGACGATGTAATTGGCGAAGTACTTGCACTCTATCGGCTCACCACCGAGCATGTGCGTGTCGATGCTGAAGTCTACAGTGTTAGCACCACTCACACCTGTGCCTGTGGCTGAGTTGGTGACTACTATCTCTACCGCGCCTGCGTTGATGACACGTCGTACGCTGTGCGTTCTATTCAACATCACAGGTGTGACACCGTTGTAGACACTAGTCCAACCGCTAATCGTGATGTGTGCTAATACGTTGGTGCCTGACAATCCATGCGTGATATTGAGTACGACAACACGTGACTCTGATACGGTGCTGATAGTCATCAGTGCTGATGCAGGTGCAGTCTCATTGCCCTGCTTCAGCTTCAACCACATCTCATAGCCCTGGCGTGGGCCTACACGTCTATCTGTGTAAGTCACCATGTTGTCGAACACAGGTGCGAACTTGCTAGTGAGGTTCTGCTCGCTATCAACAACGTTCAGCCCACCACCGAAGTCACGTATGGTGACATTCTGCAGCTTAGGTGTAGGACGTGGCTTAGGTCTACCAGCTAGCTTCGCTTGTCTAGACAGCATCTGCACCATTACGTCCACCTGTTGACAGTAGAGCGCGAGGACAACACAGTGTTGATTGGGATGTTGAATTGCTGTCTGTTGAATTGACTGAGTGCATCCTGAAACAGCATCTTGAACTTGTCACTAGCGCCTGGATTGGTGCCATCGTCTTCTAGTACATCCCAGCAGCTACCTAGCAGTAGTAGCTGTGTGTCTAGGTATATAACGTCGCTATCCTCCTCGAAGTCATTAGGCTTGGTGCGGTATGTGATCCATATCTTACCAGTTGTAGTAACAGGTAGTATCTTGAACCACTTCGCAGGGTTGGTAGCATTAGGTCGTATGCTCATGTAGTTGATGTCTACATCGCGTATACGCGGTGGTGCGAGTGATATAGGTGAGTGTGCATTCTCACTGTATACACTGTGTATGTCACGCCAATCCTTCACCTTGTCAGTGAGGTCACCAACGATCATACCTGTAGTACCATCAAGGTAGTGTTCCTCTTGATGTACTGTGTATTCAGGTAACCAATACTCCCTGAAGATCATATCGAACTTATGCTGCACAGCTAACTGTATACGTGGCTCAGCATATATCTGTGCATCTAGCCCTTCAACCAAAGCTAGCCGCTGCAACACCTTAGTAACGATGTCGCCGAAGGTGATCATCATATGCTCCTGTAGTAGAGCAGCCCACACACTGTTACATGTGTGAGCCACCCCGTTGTCTAGCTTACCGGGAGGGAGCTGCTAGACTACTGCGGTTCATACAGATCGTCACTCTTAACGACCTTCTCACTGCCATCTTCAAAGATGAGTGTCACTTGGTCATCAATAGTACTCAGTTGATAACCATCATCACCTTGTCGAGATGACCTAGTAGCTACGATCTTCTTGTCAGCGAACGTAGTACGCAGCTTACGTGGCTTCGCTGGTGCTTCTGTCGGTGTCTGTGCAGCATGTGGTGGTTGATAAGCAGGTTCTTTAGCCATTGTAACCTCCTAGACGATGACGTGTGCAGAACCGTGCAGATTGCTGCGATCAACGAAGCATGAGAAGCGATACCACCGTGTACCATCAGGTGCTGCCGCTGGTGTATACGTACCACGTGGATCAGCACTAGTGAGTGTCTGCACGTTGACACCCGCAGCAAGTGCACCCGCTGCCGCAGTGACATCGCTCGTCAACTCACCAAGGATAGAGGTGTGCAGCACCTTATAAGGCACACCAAGGATGACACCAACGCCGATGCTGAACGTACCCGATGCTGGCACGGTGACATAGGCGATGTCTTTGAACATCTTCTTGCTGACAACTGCACCAGCAATAAGCGTGACGTTCTCTTTGATTGCCTGACCGAGATAGTCATAGCCCACAATCACACCAGCACCGCCGGCACCAGCAGTAACAGAGATGCTACGACCATAACGACCCATCAAGAACTCAGTCTGTACTGCTGTAGGTACAACATTGCCAGCAGCGGCAAGAACTGTACCGTTGGCAAGCAGACCAGCACCCGCTGCGGCACATGCAGGGATGTCAACTGTAGTGATACCATCAATGCCAACGTCAGCCGCGTAGCACAACTGGTCTACACGGTTATTGACGCGGCGCATACCGGGGATAGCGACTTGTACAGCCATTGTTAGTTGTCCTCATCAGTTGGTGGAACAGCAGCGAGCAGCTTCTCAATGACGTTAGGGTCACTGTCGAGTAGCTTAGTCACTGCGTCCAGGGCTTGTTGATGCTTAGTCGAGAGTGCAGCATTAGCGTTCTGCATTCCTACTGGTGTGTCGTCGCCTCCATCTACCAACAGCGGTATCAGGTTGCGATCAAGCTTCATCCGTACAATGTCCTCATGCGTGAGGAATACACTATCACCGCGGAGTGTACGTACCATGTAGCCGTCTACAACTACATCAGTAGGTACAATGCGGAAGCCTATCTCATCCTTCACAGTGCGATTGACTACACTGTGACGCTTCATAGGCTCAATCGTGTATGCAGGCACAGCTTTACGCTGTTGCTCCATACTAAGTGCTTGCATGGGTCGCTCAGCGAAGCTGACTACTTCTGCCATTGTAGGCTCCTTAATCGTTGACTACTGCGTGTGTGCGATACTGCTTCCACGTGCAGAACTGGCACTGCGTGATGACACGTTGTCCATAGCCGTCGATTGTCCACGGTGCAGTGAGGTCAACATTCTTCATGTTGTTGTCACCGAGGATGTGAAGACGCAGATACGTGTCGTTGAGGAAGTAGGCGCGGTCAACGGGGCAGCTTTCATCGTAGATGATCGGCACACCGTTGTGGCTAATACCATCGAAGCCCAAGTCCATCATGCGCTTGCCTGCGCCTGTGTTGTTGAGCGGTATGGTAAGCTTGCTGCGAACAGCAGCCCTATACAGGCGATAGTGGTTACGACCCGCGATGATGACCTTGGGACGCTCTGTACCTTGTTTGAGATCAAGAAGTACGTCGTCATATGCTTCTTCGATGTTTGTACTGTTGAGAGTACCTGCGAAGTCATAGGACGAAGAACGCCATTGCACTTCTGCCGCACGATCCACACCGGCAAGAGAACCAGTAGTAGGATCATCAGGTATAAGCAGTGCCAGACCATTCGGATCGTTGCCGCCACCCAAGCCGTACAGGTAGCTGCTGAACTTCTCCTTGATTGAGAGTTCAAGAGCTTCAAGCTTGCCCTGCAACAACTTAACTGCAGCCTGTTCACCTTTATTCTCGTCTTCTTCCTGATTAGAGATGATGACAGTACCAGCGATACGGGACCAGCGATATTCAAGCTTGATGAACTCTTGCGTCTGCTGCACTGGCAACGAGTCGTAATAGCTGTAGCTACCTACAGTTGGATTGCGACCTGTCAACAGTGGGTTCGTGATGTTGTAACCGCTCGACTCGTTCTCGATACGGTCACGTGCAAAACACCACGCCATGAGCGCGTTGCTCTGCATAGCTGCAACGATGAGCTTCTTACGTGAACGCTCAATCGTCGTCGCCAAGACGTTTTGAAGTACGGGCATCTGTGGGTCACCTTATTTGCTGTTGAGTTCTGTGAAGACTGCACTAGCAATGTCACGCCAAGGCGTAGCACTCTTGAAGTCTCCACGTGAGCCGTTTGTAGTGTTGTGGGTTTGAACATTACCAGAAGGCACACCGCGCATGTCACCCGGTGTTGACTGTCTACCACGACCATTGCCGCGTCGAGAATAAGCCTCGATTTGTGGCCGCAATGGTGATGTGAAGTCCATGCCTCTGCGCTCTACCCAACTACGAAGTTCAAAGTATGCACGTTCAGGCGTCAGGCCATGTTGTGATACTAGGTTGCTAATCTCTACACCATGCGTTTCAGCATGTGGATGTTGCTGCACGAAGCTTTCCATCTGCTCCTGTGCGCGTTCTTCAATCTGCGCTTGTCTCTCGCGCGCCTGAGTTTGTTTCTCAAGCGGACCCAAGCGACGATCTAACTCTTGCTTGATCACACTCGCATTGATAGCAGGTACAGCATCATGGCCG